AGAAGTAATCATTCCTTTAGAATTAAAAGTAGTGATACTACTGCTATGACTATTGATACTTCTCAAAATGTCGGTATAGGAACTACAACATTAGGTGCAGGTGCTAAATTAAATGTAGTAAGTGGCTCAACTGCTTATACTGCACAATTCTCAAGACTCGATGCAGATGATGGATTATTCTTACATAGTGAAGCAGCAGGAACACACTATAATTGGTTAATATCTACTCAAGATAATGTAGATGCAGGATTTGAAATTACACCTTCAACAGCAGTAGGAAATAGAAGTTTTACTACACCTGCTTTTGTAATTAAAGCAGATACTGGTAATGTCGGTATAGGAACTGACTCACCAACTGCTAAATTAGTTATTGATGGTGGTGGAGATGCTGATGCTGATGCTGGAGATGCTTCTGAATATTCATTGTTAATTAATCAAGACAACAATGATAAAGGTATAGCATTTGGATTTAATGGTGCTGATAATAAAATTGGTGCAGCTATTATTGCTAAAGGAAGTGGATACGGCTCTAACAATAAAACAGATTTACAGTTTTATGTAAAAGGAACAACTGGAACTACTGCACCTTCAAATGTAATGACTTTACAAGCTGGTGGTAATGTAATAATGCAACCAGCCAAAAAACTTTATTTAGATGGTGGTAGTGATACTTATATATCTGAAACATCTCCAGATAATTTAAAATTTTATGTAGGTAGTGTAAATCTACTAAGTATGATTGAGGGTGGAACTAATGTAGTAAAAGTTGGAGATGGAACTTATTTAGGTGTTGGAGATAGCACAGATTTTTATATGCACCACAGCACTAATTCTTATATGACAAATGGAACTGGTAGACTTGATATTAGAAATCAAGCACTAAACCAAGATATAAGATTTAGTGTCAATGATGGTGGTGTTACATCTAACATATTAACTTTAAATGCTGCTTCATCACGAGTCGGTATAGGAACTACATCACCTGGAAGACAGCTTACAGTATATGGAGAAGGTGTAATAAGATTAGATTCAGCTTCTGCTGACCCTGGAATAGATTTTAATACTGCAGGTACTTCTGATATGCAAATAAGATATAGAGCTGCATCTGATAAATTACAAGTTTATTCTTATGGTACTTCTACCAATATAATGACTATACAAAAATCTAATGGTTTTGTCGGTATAGGAACTGACTCACCTTATGAAAGATTATATGTTCAATGCGAAGATGCTACAAGTCCAGGTATTGTATCTAAACCCTCACAAACTAATGGAGCAGTAGCTTATGCTATTGGTTATACAGGTGCTAATAAAGATTATTTATGTACTTGGGGTATGGAATATTCTGGAGGTGGTAATGTTATAGGATTTGGTGTAAAACCAAGTACGACTACTGCAGGAGCATTTATTAATAGTGCAGATAATTCAAATTTTACAAGAGGTGCATTATTAATAGATGACGAATTAAGATTTTTTAATGCTGGAGCACAAACTGGTACTATCGATACAGCTATTACAATGACTGAAAGATTTAGACTTAATACAAGTGGTACTGGACACTTTGATGGAGATGTGGTTGCATTTTCAACTACTGTATCAGATAAAAGATTAAAAGAAAATATTACTACAATAGATAATGCTTTGGATAAAGTAATGGCATTAAGAGGTGTAGAATATGACTGGACTGCTACTTCAAGAAAAGGAACACACGACATAGGATTAGTTGCACAAGAAGTAGAAGAAGTAATACCAGAACTTGTTACTGAACACAAACTTTGTACTGGAGAGTTTAGTGGAGAGGGTAACGAAAAAACATTTAAAACAGTTAACTATGATAAAATGGTTGGTGTTTTAATAGAAGCAATCAAAGAACAACAACAACAAATAAACGAACTTAAGGAGAAGTTAAATGGCTAAAGTAATCGCAGAAAAAGTACAAGAACAAGTACAAGTTGATTCACCTAAAATGGTAGAAATCAAGCATACAAGAACTATGCAAGATGCATCAGGAAGTGATGTAGAAGTAGTAGATTGGACTGAAACTAAATCAGTAGATGAAGCTATCTCACAATGTGAAGCACATAAAGCTAATTTAGAATCACAACTTACTGAGTGTGAAGCAGAATTAGCAGACTATATAGCAATTAGAGATGCTGAATAATGGCTACACCAGCAGTACCAACAACAAATGTAGGAATTTATGATGATTTAAGAGTAGCAACTGCTTGTACTCAAACTACTAATTTAAGTTTAGCAAGTTTATGTAATGGTGGAACTTATAATGGAATCACTAATACTTTTGGACCAGCAGGTGGTAGGGCTATGTTTTTTGATGTTATCGGTGGAACAAATAATCCGATAACAACGACTCCTAATTCTGTCAATTTGTATGATGACATTATAGGAATTGCACCATTTAATCTTGCTAATACCATTGGTGGAAAATATACATAAAACTTTATTAACAAACGAGGGTTATGAAAATGAGTGAAGAAAGAGGATTATTTCATGATGATGGCGGAGGTGGAGGAGACCCAACTTTCTCATAATTTTTTATGGAATATGTAGTTTTAATTTAATAAATTAAAGCACTATTAATAGCAAATAAGGAGAAAAAATGGCTAAAGAAAATGAAACAGTAAAAGAAGTAGTTCAAGAACCTATTAATTTACAAGAACAATTAAAGGTCATTGAATCACAAATTGCTGAATTACGTGGAACACACAACTATATAAACAGCTTGTTACAACAAGGGTTTAGCGTTGTACCTCCAGCCAAGAAAGAGGGTAAATAGAAAGTGGGGGGGAATTTATTTTCCCCTACTTAAACACCTAAATCGGAGCAGGACTGAATATGGAATTAGATAAAAAAACTAAATTTACTTTGAGCATAGAAACATTAATATCGCTAACAGTATCAATATTTATGTTAGTAGGTATGTGGTTTTCTTTACAAGCTGATATAGAAGAAGCAAAAGAGTTACCAGAACCACCAGTATCTAGAACAGAGTATGATTTAAAAGACCAGATGATTCGTAATAGCATTATGAATACTGAGGAGAAAGTAGAGAAACTTGAAGAAAAAGTAGACGATATTAAAGAAGATACTAAAATGATTAATAAAACTCTACTGGATATGAACAAATGAGGAAAATAAAAGATGAAAAAGTTAGACAATATTATATTACGACTCTTGTCGTATGGTTTTGCTTTATATGCTTCCTTGTCTTCTTTATTGGCGCAGTCAGTTAATCTTGATTCTTTTGAAGAAATTCAATTGATGAAGAATGAATTTTGTGCTGTTATAGAAATTAATGCAAGTTGGAATTGGCAAAATAAAGTACCTATTGAAGAATTAAAACGTTGTTATACTGGATATGTTGATTTATCTAATAAAGAAATTGGTGCAGTCATTCAAAAAGAATGGGATATTAAAGTTGTACCTACCATTATCATATTTGAATATGGTGTAGAAGTAAAACGATTTGAAGCAGACTTAAGTATGAAATTTACTAAGAATGAAATATTAAATAAAATACGCAAGGAGATTGGTCAATGAATTGTGAATGTGGATGTGGATTATGCCTAGATTAGATTTAGTGGGTAAAATTATTGACAAAGTTGCAGACAATGTTGATAGATTTACTTTAGACAAACAGGAAAAAGCTGATTTAATTTCTGAAATTAATAAAGCACAAATGGAAGTAAATAAAGTAGAAGCTGGTCATACCAGCATTTTTGTTGCGGGTTGGCGACCATTTACGGGGTGGGTTTGTTCGGTAGCACTATGTTATCATTACATTTTACAACCTTTACTAACATTTATTTTATATAGTTTTGGAAATGAAATTGTATTACCAACATTTGATATGGGTACATTAACTACTGTACTTTTAGGTATGCTTGGTCTTGGGGGAATGCGCTCGTTTGAAAAGGTAAAAAGAAGTGCCTAAAAAAGAATATAGAATATTAGGGTTTCACGGAGGTTTAAACGACCATTCTGATGCAAAAGATATTCGTGATATTGATTTAAAATCGGCTACAGGAGTGTCTGTACATAGAATTGGTAGATTAGTTGGTATTGGTAATAATACGAACACAGCAGTCAATTCTAGTGAGTTTACGGCTGATATAGAACCAGGTTATGGATTACATTATTTTTCTACTGACGTAAATAATGCAGAAACAAAAACTTCTGAAGATTGGTTAGCAATATATGATAAAGCAAATACAAAAGTACGTTTATATTATCGTGATAAAGTAAATAATAATGCAAGTCCTGGATTTAGTTCAGAAGAAATAACATTTTCAGGAAACATTAAAGCAAATTATTATTATGCTGATGGTATGTTGCGTATAGGAGATGCTGGACACAATGAAAGAAGTAAATGGTTTGGATATATAGATAATGATTTATTTTGGACAAATCAATACGGAACTATAAACTTACATGATATTAATAAATGGTCTAATGGAGACCAAAGATTATTACCTGTAAGCAATTTAATAGGTGAGGATTATTTCAATTTAGTAGACTTATCTAGTGCAAATCCTGATGCAACTACTATAGGTGATGGTACACAAATAAAATTAATATTAGGATATTGGACAACTGAAGGTGGAGAATGGAGTGGTAATTATAGTTTTGGATGTACGTTTATTTATGAAGGCGACCAAGAATCAGCTTTAAGTGTTATTTATGATGATGCTTTAAATGAAATAGAAACCACAGCAAACTTTTACGAAGAACAAGTAATGTTTCAAGTATTTATTCCTATGGGTACTAGTAGCACTATTGCAACAGATGCTAGTCATAGATTGGGAGACGATAGAATTATAGGATTAAATTGGTATTTTAAACAACAAGGTGAAGATGAAGATTGGATATTTTTAATGCATACTGATTTAAAAGAAGGTGGAAAACATCATTGGAAAGCATATAATGCTACAGCAGAAACTTCTTATGGTTACTGGGATGGAGAAGTAGTAAATGATGGTTTAAAAGATAGTGTTACTGAAGGAGTAGATATTTTATTGAACAGTTCTACCCCAGAAACACATATTGCTTTTTGGGATAATAGTAATGGAACAAACAATACTCCTATTGGTTGGAAAGATACTGGTACTGGTGCAAGTACGAGCGGATTATCGTATAGTAATGTGTATTTAGAAGTAAATTTAAATAACAATAATATTAATGGATTTAATAATAGATATGGTTTTTTAAGAGTATGGGGTGGAGCAATATCACCTTTATATGTAAATAGCGCATTAGATAGTAGTGCTAACATAGATGAAATTGCATTAAAAACAGGACAAGATGGAACTCCAGGTACAGACTGGGATACTTATTTTGTACCTATGGTATTGCCTGGTCCTGGTACGGATAGAGAATTTAGAGTAGAAGTGTTAGATGAAAACTTTGCAGTTATTGCTGATAGTGAAATTAAAACAATGACAATAGCTGATAGTGGTAAAGAAGCACCACCTGATTATGAACAAGAGGTAGAAATATAATGGCTAATTACGCAGCAATGAACCCAGGTAAATATCATTTAGGACAATTGTTCAGATATCCGCCGTTACAAAATAGAAGATTAAATGAGCGCTATATTATACAAGAAGTTAAATGGAAAACTTCTGCTATGGTAGGTAGAAGAATATATATTGGTAATGTAGAAATTAAAGATAAAGATGGAAAGTTACGTACAATGTCTGATACTGTCTTAAAGTCTAGAGCTGGTAAGTTTGATACTTTTACTACAGATAGATTAATAGATGTAGCAGTAGGAGATGGAGAAGATATAATAAGACTAGCTTCTTTTGCAGATAGATTATTACAATATAAACAAAATACTATGTACATAATTAATTGCACAAAATCACTAGAAATACTAGAAAGTAAACATAAGTTTAAAGGCGTAGACCATCATAATGCAGTATGTGAAACAGATTATGGTATAGTATGGTGTAATGAACACGGAGTATATATGTACAATGGTCGTTCAGTTAACGAACTATTTATTACTGAAGGTGTACGTAATGTATCTGAAGAAACTTGGGATAGTTTTTATTCTAAAGGAAAAACAAGTGTAGGATATTTACCAGATTCAAAACAAGTTATTTTTGTTCGTGGCGTAGATAGTTCTGATACAGATAGTGGAGATATATTAATTTATGATTTAGTAAGCGCTTCTTGGGTAAAAGGAGATAGTCAAATCAATGCTGAAGATAAAACCAATTTGATAAATGATTGGAATAATGATTTAATATATGGCTATGAAAGTGATGTTGCTAAAACTACATTACAAAAATATTCAGTAACACCTACTTCTAGTATTGCTACAATGGATATAAAAACAAAGTTTTTTAATTTTGGTAATCAATCAAGAAAAAAGATTTATAAAGTAGAAATTACTTACAAAGGCGGCGTTATTGATAATATAGACTATGAAACAACTAATGTGTTGCCTCAATATGCAGTAGATAGTTCTAATAGTTATAGTGGTGTATTTAGAGATGCTAATGGAAATGCTATTACAAATATACCTAGTAGTAGCGATTGGAGCGTTATAGAGCTATATACAAGCCCAATAGATAACAATAATGTAAAAAGTATCAGTATTCAACTTACAGAAGCATCTGCGGGTGCGGTAAGAC